ATGGTTTTAATTTTTTTTTTTCAAATCAAAATAATCTGTCATACTGTCATAAACATAAAAAACATAGGAAAATCAATACTAATTTAAGCAAAATAGTGACATATTGTGTGACATTTCATTTTTTAAAATCTGTCAATATGTCATCCTCTAGGGGGGTAAGCAAACTATTGTGTATTTTGAAAACCTATCTATGCTCCCACATCCCTATATACAAGATTTACAATGGAACGATTTATAGATATATTCAATCAGCTACACAACCCGAGATATTATTATGCCACAAAGAAAACCAAAGAAAAGAAAACCAAGGGTAAAGAGAAGAGTCGTAAGTCCTACCCAGGTAGACAATATTCCATACGCAAAAGTAAGGGTAGAATGGATTGATATATTATCTGATTCAGGTTGGGTTGATGAAAAAGGTTTTAACAAAATGAAGTTAGCCTTCCCCATTAATGAAGGTTGGTTATATAACAAAGACAGGTTTTCTATTAAGTTGTTTGCTTCTTATGATCGGGATGATGATGGTTCTTTGAATTTTGGGGATCGGACGATGATTCCTTTGGCGTGTGTGAAGAAGATGGTGAAGATTTAGGTGGCTCAATCACTTCTCCTTCAATCTGCTTCGCATTTAAAAGAGGTTCGTAGTCGTCTAAAATTTGTTTCATCTTTGCTTCTAATTGTTCTTCTGTTAGGTCCTCTAGTTTACCTGTTTTTATTATTTTGCGTTCTATGTATAGTCCTGCTGCCTTTCCACGATTGGTTTCAGCGTTTACTGCAGAGGAAAATGAACCTTTCTTTAACGCCAGGTTCTTAATTCTGTCTAATTCAGCTACATGGCCGTCATAAGTGACAGCATGCTTCTTAAGTCTCTCTTCTCTCAATTGTCCTATGTATCTTACTACTAATGGAGATAGTCTGGGATTCATAAGCTCTGATCCTTCTTGTCTACATCTTTTATGGCTGTAGCCAGCTAGTTTAGCTGCTTCTCCCTGTGATACAGGTCCATCAGCTCCACCAAATATTATAAATTCGGCGAATCTTTTTTGCATTTCTGTTAGTCTTTTTGGAACTCCCATATTGACATTTTAAGGTAACTTCTGTATAATGTCAAGAATGAAAGAATCAGGAGACAAAGTGATTGAAACGTTACAGGCACATGTTAAACAATTGGAAAGCACATTGTCTAGTGCTCAAGATATCAATGATGCTCACCAAAGATATAATGGTAAACTTCAAACAAGACTTACAGAAGTTGAGGAAGATAATAAAAAACTAGCTTCGCAGGTAGAGGATAAATCTAATACTATTAGGAAGCTACAGGAAAAATGAGAGTAAAAGATTTACAGGAATTTTTATCTAAGTTTACTGAAGCGAATGCGACAGGCACGCGTCAGGGTAATGCAATTTCTAATGCTGTTATTATGGTAGAGAAGGATGGTTATTTGGAAGAGATAAAACGAATGGAAGTTCAGGAGCACTCTACACCTATTGTAGGTCATGGCGGTCATACTGCTCATAGATTAGTTTTAAAAACTCAAAATAAAAAGAAACTTATTATTCCACCTAAGCTTAAAGGCGTTTACTAACATGTTGACACCGAAACAATTAAAACTATTTAAATTTATAAAAAAATACAAAGAAAATAATGAAATAATGCCTACATTTAATGAGATGAAAAACTATATGGATGTTAAATCAAAAAGTACTGTGCATCACATGCTCGGTTATATGGAATGGAAAGGGTATATCAAAAGATATCCTGCCATGGCCAGGGCAATAGAAACTTTAAGATAATGCATGAGGTTGTAACCTCAATAAAGACATGGGTCCAGAGGCAAAATTATATCAAAAACTTCGTAAAAATTCTAAGGGGATTTCGTGGATTAGGATTGAAAACTATAGCTCTCTTGGTACTCCTGATCTATTGGGTTATAATACTAGTGGCCACTTTTTTACAGTAGAGTTAAAAGTTACAAAGGGGAAAAAACTCAAATTTTCTCCGCATCAAATTGCGTTTCACGTGAAGCATCCACACAACACATTTATCATAGCCGAGGCCCTTGGTCCTCGAGCATCAAAAACTTTTTCAATATCCATGTACCGTGGTTCACGGATCAGGGAACTGGTGGCTTGTGGCTTGGAGCTTGAAGCTTGCAGCTTGGGGCTTGAAGCTTGTCGCTTGGAGCTTCTGTCAATATGACAAATTGACGCGCGACGATTTGTCGCAGATCCCAGGGCCCTGCTGCGCGGGCCCCGGTTCGTGGATTAAGTTCATCCTTCTATTGACCCCGTTTTTATAAGTCTTTTTGTAGACTCATAACCGTAGTTTAAACGAGAACACATTTTTTGTGCGTCTTTTAAATTGTCATAACTTACAATTATAGTTCCGTCTTCAACGTCATGTAGAAAATGCATTCCGCCAGATAATCTTAAGTCTGCACCATGAGCGATGTTGTAAGAACTTGGATCATCTGGATAAGTTGGATTATTATATTCAACTACTATGAACATATCTTCCACATTACCTAAAGCTGTTAGATGATCGTTGATTGTTTGTTTGTACATCTTTCTCCTTTTTAATTGTTAAAATAGCAGTGTACCACGGACCGTTGTTAAATAATACAAAATAATGCATCAGAGGACACCATGTCGCACCCCACTACATCTTGTGTCAATGTGACATGTGACATAATGTCGCAGCTATATCTTGTGTCAATGCGACATAATGACGCGCGACAAAATGTCGCAGCTTGGAGCTTGGAGCTTGGAGCTTGGAGCTTGTCGCTTGAGGCTTTTGTCAATAGGACATATTGACGCGCGACAATTTGTCGCACGTCCAGGAGAACTAGTGTTTACCATAAGTCACATTTTCTGTATTTCTATCCCAACATTGTCGACAATCTTTGCATTCATTGCCCTGGTCTGCAGCTGGACAGCCCCTGCTCTTTGTTGACACAGCGCTAGTCCATGGCCATGCCTTAGAGCTCGGTCCATCGATCATGGTCCCTGATACTCTAATACATAAATTTTTAGGAATTTTTTCTTTTTCTATTTTTTGGACCCATGGTTCACGAGTCGGGAGCCAGTGTTTAGTTTGCGGTGTGCTGGCGCATACTTTAAAAATTTTGTGTAAATGATCAAGATCTCTAACGTCCCCGGAATCATGCCACCTGAACCATGGATGGTCCTTGACCAATACTGTCATGGCCTTGGTCCATTGTTCATGGTCCAGGCTCTGATATCTACGCTCTAAAGCTTTTTGAACGTTGGGGAAGCAATAACGCCCCTTTAATGCATAGCAGCCATAACAAACCGAGCCCTTAACTTTTCTTAATTTAGACCCAGTTTTGCACCTGATGGCCGGCAGATTATACGCCGGCCCAGGCATCTTTGATGGTTTGCTTAAACCACCTGTGATTCTATGTGCTTCTTTTTTTAGCACTTGGTTCCATATCTTTTTTAACTAAACGCAATATCTCTTCAATTGCATCCGCTATTCTTTTTAATTGTGTTGTATCCATTTTTTCTCTCTTTCTGTCCTTGAGACAACGTCCCTTACTTTAGGTTGCAGCCTTGTACGAGGCATCATCGGCCCAGTGACGGTATTGTTGTCTCAAAGACTCATATATTATATATGATATGAGGATAAAAGTCAAGTGCCAAATTGTCGCAGTTTGTGTCAAGGAATATATTGACGCGCGACAATATGTCGCAGCCGCTTGAGGCTTGGCGCTTGGGGCTTGAGGCTTGGGGCTTGGGGCTTTTTTTCATTATTCCTGATCCAGTATGCGTTTTACCCTATCGATCGACACACTGGATCAGGGATCAGTATTAGAGATTAACCAACCATCCTTTCAGGCCATAACAACTGATGATCAATCAATTGCTTAGGGTAAGTTAATACTGATCCCAGATCCAACAGAAAATCTCGTAAACATATATATTTAGAACACAAGGCTCTAATGGTGCTTTTACAAGGACTGCATTTATTCACCTACTTAATTCAGATCGTAAATGCCCCTATTGGATCGGGGATCAGTACCCTACTGGGTAGCGACGCTCTTAAATTACAAACACCTTAAGAGTACTGATCCCTGATCCATTGGGGGCTAGCAGTTACTCAGATGCCCAATGGATCGGGGATCAGTCTCGGTTTAATCGTGGTGCGAACGCGTGTTGCTTCACTTTAGACCGAGATATGTCCCTATTGAAAGCTAGTGAACTAAATCACCAGATTCAAAATCTGATACGAAACTGTTTTGCATTTGGTCTTGATACTCACGCAACTCTCTTTCATTCCTTGCGTCTTCAATTCCTTGCTTTCGTCTTACGACTTCAGCTTCGTAGTTCTTTCTTTTTTCTTTTTTGTTTAACATAATCATATAATATCATATTGGTCGTGGAAATCAAATCACAAAATGTTACCAAATATTTCAATCTCTTTTTTTCGTCTTTCTAAAATAGTAGATGAAATAAAGTCAAATGTCCCAGCTTGTAGTTTTCCAATCTCTAATGGGTCACAGTTTAAAAAATCTTGTATGACTTCAATTGCAACATCAAGCTCTGTTACATATAACGTTTGTTTGCAATATTCTCTATGTTTGAAGTCTAAAAACTTCTTTATCTTTTTTTTGCTTATTTTCATTTTTTTCCTTTTTTATTAGGCTCTGCGTTCCAAAACCCTACATCTTCTTCTGCTCTGTCATAATCTTCTTGGTTTTCTGCTTTTATTCCACGAATATTAGAATGATACAAAATATATTTTGTAAAATCATGGTTTTCATAATGTTGTTTAGCATCTATTAAAGCAGTTTTTTTTGTATAGACCCCCTCATCATAAGTAATTACCATTGTTGAAGCTTCGTTATCAATAATAGCTTCTTTAATTTCTTTTGGTAATTCTTTAAAAGTAAGATTTCTATTTATTATCTTTATAGTTTCTTTAGTCATAATAAAATTATACTAATAAATTATGGCAACAATGTGTTAATTTGAAATTTATTTTAAGTTATCCACAGCCACTACATCTTGTGTCAAGAAATAAATTGTCCCTGCGACAATATGTCGCAGGCGATTGCTCGCCTGCGACTTGAATTTAAGCAGGGATATTGACAGATTTTAATCTGTCAAAATCTTTTGGAAGAATATCTAGAAAGAAACTCTTTCCGTCTTCCTGACCCACTATCTGA